TATGTTATTTTATTTTTGAAAAATTGAATTGACCTATAAAGGTGTGACTATAATTTGGAAGAAACTAATCAAAATCAAATCAATTCTTTATTTATTAAAATTCCAAATGGTGTAATTGAACTTTCTAATACTGTTAATTCATATACTTGTCTTACTTATTTATTCTTAGCTATTAATAAGAATATGCTTGGAAAAGTAAATAGTAGCGTTCTGTTTTTGGAAGAATGTTATATAGATGATAGTATAGAAAATCAAAAGACTAAAGCTTCTAAAATTAGTAAAATACTTTCTTGCTTGTATTTACTTTCTAATACTATAGTAAATGACAAAAAAGAAATTATATGTGATTCTATTATTGATATTCCTAAATATGGAGATTACTTTAATCATTGTGAATTTCAAGTAAAAGAAGCTATAGAATTAATAGAAAAAGAAAAACAAAAACTCTTAACAAAATATCAAAGATTTCCTCAATATATGCTTTCTATAAAAGTAGATAATGATGACATTAATGGTAAATTTACTATTCTTACTATTGAAGACTATTTAACTATTATGTCTTATTGCTTAAAAAAAAATCATAAAGAAAAATTAAAAATTGATAGCTTGCTTAATACTTATCTTTTAATTAAAATGAAAGTAAATAGAAATCAAGCCCTTAATAAAGCTTTTCCTCATGGCTGGGAAAATAAAGAATATATTGCTTTAACTAAACTTGAACAAATAAGTTCATTATCTTCTGTTACTTTAAGAAAATATCTTAACGCTTTATTAGAAATGAACTTTATTGAAAAATGCATCGTTAAGAAAAAAGTTGTTTTTAGGCTTAAATAATTTATAAATATTGAATTTAAAATCAAATTAAAAAATACTTAAATAGAGGTAAAAATTAATTATGACTTGCATCGTTGGTTTTACGGATAAGAAAAATAATGTCACTTGGATTGGTGCAGACAGTCTTGGTAGTAATGGCTATACTCAGGATGTCGAATCTAATCCTAAAGTATTTAGAAATACTACTTTGAAAAATGTTGTTATGGGTAGTACTTCTACTTTTAGACATATTGATTTGCTTAAATACAGTAAAACTTTATTCCCTGAGATTGATAAATATAAAATTCCTTCTGGTGAAACTAAAGTAAATCATGAATATATGGTTACTACTTTTGTTCCTAATATTATCACTCTTTTTGAAAATGGTATTAAAGATAGTGGAGATAAGGGTGGTAATTTCTTAGTTGGTATTGATGGAAAACTTTATGAAATTCAGAATGATTATTCTGTTCTTGAACCTTTAGCTGGTTATTCTGCTGTCGGTTGTGGTGAGGTAACTGCTAAAGGAAGTCTTTATGCTACTACTAAATATATGAAAGATTTTACTCCTGAACAACATATTCTTACTGCTCTTGAAGCTGCTGAAAAGAATTGTTGCGGTGTCCAAAGACCTTTTGTTATTCTTAATACTAAGAGTGAAGATATTATTATTGTTGGACTTGATGGTAAGAGAGAAATTATTAAGAAAGATAATAATAACAATAATTTTTCTTCTACATCTTCTGAAAACAATACATCTTCATCATTGTCCACTTCTAATAAGAAGAAATCATCTAAGAGACATCGTTCCAGATGAGGATGTTCCACCAGTGGCACAGTAGTTCAAAGGTTGACAAACCTTTGGCAAGGTTTGAAAAGTTCGAAGAACTTTAATTTTGTAAGGAGAAAAATTATGTCTTATTTTAAAGTTTATATTATAAATGGTTCGGGTGGGTCTGGTAAAGATACTTTTTGTAATTTAGTTTGGACAGCTATGGATAATTTTGACCCCCATTGTCTTGTTCATAAATATTACACTTCTGCTCCCGCTAAAAAATGGGCTTCTTTAATGGGTTGGGATGAAGAAACTAAGCGACCTATGGATAGACGATTCCTTTGTGAATTAAAAGATATGCTTGATTATTGGGATAATGTAACTTATAAATATCTCAAAGAAAAAATTGAAGGAGTATTATACAATTATACCACCTTTGATAGAAAAATTTTATTTTTACATGCAAGAGAAGATAAAGATATTACATGGATTAAAGAATATTGTTGTAAAAAAGGAATTTATTGTAAAACAATTAAAGTCAATAGAAAAGTTTTAAATGAAAATAGTAAATATGGTAATCATGCTGATGATGATGTAAGTAAGTCAGGAATTGCTTATGATTACGTTATTGACAATAATGGAACAAAAGTTGATTTGACAAAAGAAGTCTATAATAATTTTATCTATAAAGAGGATTTATTTCAATGAAAAATGAAAATAAAACTAAATACAAAGCTAATGGTAAACCTTATTTAGTTATGTCTGAAAAAAGCAACTTTGGCAAGAAAATTAAATATTATTATGGATTGCATGATGTAAAACAATTAGATAATATTCCTACTAATGAATTAGAGAATGGCGATATTGCTGTTGTTAAAAATGATGATAATGGAAAATATTATAAATTCATTTGGGTAAGTGATATTGATTGGCAATATGAAAATTGGGTTTCTTGTGGGGAGCTTGATTGGAAATCTAAAAAAATCGAAAGTGAGACTGAAAATATGATTGAAGAAAATAAAGAAAAACTTATTCCTTTTCATGAAATGACTTGTGAACAAATGAAAAAGCAGTATCCTAATCTTAACATGTTATATGAATATTGTTGGGTAAAAGAATTATATTTGATTTTGGATTACTGTGATATCAAATTTACTTCTAAAAGCGAAACTAATCGTGAAGCAACAATTGTTATTAATTTTAAAAGTAATCTTATGAATAGTAATGAAAGTGTAACTATTTCGGCTAATATTTGGGGAAACTATGACAGAGAAGTAGGTAAGAAGGTTTATTATACTGACATCTTTGTGGAAGAAATTCATGGTAACTGTACTTTAGCCATGCTTAGATTAATTGATGCTACTTGTGATACGCTTGAAAAAATGTTGAAAAATCTTAACTTGGATAATACCTATGGTGGAGATTATGCCAGAATTTACCACATCTTTGATAGTTTTAAGTTGTATCAGAATAGTGAACATAGTGATGATAATAGTTGTGACTGTGATGAAGAAGGTATGTAACAATGAACATTATTAAGAAGCGCTACGCTATTAAGCAATGTCAAAAACTTGATAAATTAATTTCTATTCAAGAAGATATTTGTAAAGCTTTGGAAATTGGATATAATCTCTGTGTTGATTTTGATTGTATCATTCATCAGGCAAAAGTTTATCTTAAAAATGATAAACATATTCAAGATGTTGGTTATTTGAATGAAAAATATACAGGTGATAAACTGGAAGCTGTTCGTGAAATTCGAATTGGATGGGATTGTTATAAAAAAGACCATGAAAATGATGTAGTTGTTTTTGATGGCAAGAAAATTCTTGGTGTCGAAAATGATAGTTATATAACTTGGGATGATATTGATGAAAATTTTCAATTTTTCTGGAAAGATTACGAAGATTATAAGATTAAAGCTAACAAAATTATCGCTTCTTTTGAAAATAGAGAATATGATTTTGCCAATTTACATTGTGTTGAAGATTTAATTTTAGAATATGATTTTCGTTTTAATTGTAAATGTCTTTCTACAAGAATTACTGAACATTTGTGTATGATTCGTAGTTTTAAGTTTGCTCAGGATGTTATTAGTGAAGGTCATTGGATTAAAAATCAGTGGAGTAAGAATAGTCGAATTTTGAGTGAGAAAGAAAAGAATAATCTTGGTATGAATGATATCACTGATAAAATTGGGAATAACGTTGAAAAGATTAGAGAAAAAAGAAATACTGATAGCGTATAGAAAATAAATAGTGTAAATGTTAAGTGGTATAAGGATAATGGTGATGATACTATGGATTGGGTTGATTGTCCTGTAATTTTTACTGATGGAAATAATAATGAGACAACTGAAGAATAATTTGGGTTGAATTATAAATAAATATAATTAAAATTTCTTTCTATTTTTGATTTTAGATGCTATAATGAGTAATTTGATGGGTAAATGATGAAATTAAAATTAGAAAGAAATCTTATTATAATTTATTTATAATTGTATAGTAGTGAGGAGAACATAAACTATGAATGATACCATTAAGAGATACTTTGAACTTAAAGCCAGAAATGATAATAAACCTTTTATGCAGATTTTGAATTATGCTTATCAGAATGGTAAGATTACTGATGATGAAGCTTTGTTGTTCTGTAGTAACGGTTGGAAAAAGATGCATGGTTTTAATATGAGACGTGTTGGAAAGATTGAATATAATGGAAAGGGTACGAGATATAAGCATTTTTTATGGAGTGACAAAGTAAGTTTTGTTATTAATGGAAAAGTAATGAGCGTAATGAAAGAATATGTTGAGAAGGAAAGAAATGGTGTTGGATTGAGTGAAAAGGATATTGGAAGTAAGAGATGGGATTGGGCATTTTGGAATGATTTACTGAATGTTATGGATGATGGACATGTGTAAGAGATAACATGGGTAAGAGATAACACGTGTAATAGATAAGTAGAAGTATAATTTAAGGATAGAGGCTGTGATGGCTTCTATCCTTTTTTTATTTTTTTATTTTTTGAAATTTTATTTTTTT